ACCCCCCCCCCCCCCGGGGGGGGCGGGCCCCCCCCAATCGACATTAATTCGCGAGGGGAGCATCTATCTAGGAATCGTGATCCGCGAGGGGGGCGCATAGGGTGTGCCTCGAAAAATGACGAAACCCCCCTAAACCCTTGTACAGCAGGGGGAGCGGCCGTCATTGCATTAATGACGAAACCCCCCCTCGAATGACAAAACCCTCGAAAACCGACGAATTCACATTTTTTTAATTTTTGCCATTGCATCGCCTTTTTTCATGACATAGTGTCAGGAAGTAACATGTGTCAGGAAGTAACATCTAACCGAGACTGGGAGTCGAAGAGATGATTAAGCCGGAATTTGTTCCACGCGCCGAAGTCGTAATACCGCATCCATCCTGGAAGGCAGTTCTGCCCCTGATGATCGCGGGCATCGAGAACGGCACAACCCTCGGCCGGAAGATCGCCATCGAGGAATTGAACCGGATGGCCGACCTTGCCGATGCATACGTCGCACTCACGAAGAAGGAGTCGATGATATGAACAGCCGAGATCACCTGACCCCCGCGACACTCCAGACGCTTCGTGCGTTGTGGGAGCTTCCCGAGATGAAGGTCGCCTATTGCGACTTCCGCAAACTGACCGGCGTCAAGCCGCGCTACTATCAGTCGTTCGCCCGTCGCCTCGAAGCCGAGCGGATGATCCTGAGCGAAGCGCAGTTCGTCTACCTCACCTTCAAGGGCATGATGTCACTCAGGCGGCATTACCAGGCGCTCTTCGAAAAGCGCCCGTCGCTCACTCACCTTCGCGAGATCGAAGCGTACCGCCATCTCCCCTATCGCGAGGCATCGGCATGAGCGCCCCCTGCAAGTGCGTCGAGATCGTCAACAAGAAGCTGGCCACTCGCAACACGATCCTCGAACAGGCCATCGTCATGGGCGACCATCACGGTGACTCGCTCATGATCAAAACTCGTCAGGTCGAGGTCGGTCGTGGCGAGCCTCGGCCCGTCGCCATGTTCGCTAGCTTCTGTCCCTTCTGTGGACAGAGCTACGACGCGAGGAACGGCGAGGGCGTCGATCCAGAGGTACAGGCGTATCAGGCCAAGTACCTCGATGAGAACGACCAGTGGGGCAACTGGCAGCAGTGCAGCAAGGAGCGCTACGAGAGGCGTGAGTTGCTTCCCTCGTACAAGATCGGTCGGGCCAAGTTCCGGCTGCTCTACGCGAGGGACGGGTTCGCATGAGGACGTTCCTGTATCGCGTCGAATGTTGCCTGATGATCTCGGCGGGTGCGGACAAGGGGAGAAACGGGAGGTTCCGAAAGGCCCTCGTGGATCACTTCATCCGCCTCACCGAGAGCAAGCCCATCAACATCGATGACCTCGACTGGTGCGAGGCCCCCGTATGCGCTGCCGACGAGCCCCAAGGCTGGCCGGATCGAAGCTACCTGATCGATGAGGCCGGATACGGTCCCGGCGATCCTAGCATCCCCTCAGATTGGAACTGGAAGAAGTGATGTGTCAGTGCGATAGGATCGTTTTCAAAAGAACCCTGACCCTGACGACGAAAGAACTGGTCGAAGGTGTCAGTAGGGGCTCGCGGATCAACGCCGCTGCCATGCTGGACGCACTCGCGGCGTTGCCCGAGAAGGCCCGCCGCGACACTGAGAACTACCTTGTTGGCCTCCTTTCCGACGATCCCGATTATTGGGATTGGCGAAACGGCTTCCTCGTGAATAATTTGGATATGACCTACTTGCGAAAGGACACCTGATGTTCATTTTTGGAAAAGCCTCACAGAAGCCCGCTGAGCGCGATAACGTGATCAGAGGCTACTTCCCTAGCCGAATGCCCGCGAAGACGCGCCTTGCCCCCTTCTCGCTCGATTCTGACGGGAATATCCAGACGCATGACCCCACGATCAAGGTAAAATACGGAGTTGTAGAGATTCCGGCTGATCGGGCGTTCATGGCGGAGCGCTTCGGCTGGCTGCTCATCGATCTCACCCCGCGCCTGGGCATGGTCAGGGTCATGCGGAGCGAAAGTATGAAAAATGAGGTTGACGAGCGTCGGCCTGTAAACTAGAACCTGATTTATCGCAGCGGTGGCCTTACGGATTTTGGCAACCGACTTGTCTCGGGGTTAGTCTACGTCACAGGGACTTCCGAAACAGGGGCGACTTGGTTTGAGGGTATTGCATCTGCCCCTGAACCACGAAATCTAAACAAAACCCCGGCCGGTCACTTCTTCGCACAAGTGATTAGCCGGGGTTTTTTGTTGTCTGGTTGGCAAGTAGAAAGGGCGTCTCGATTTCTCGGACGCCCTATTTTTTCAAGCGAATTCGTGATTACGATTACGCCTGGGCTGCTTGCTGGCCCGCTCACGGAGTTCCCGCTCCGCTTCCAAGCTCATGTAGCGGATCGTCGGCCGACCGCCGTTGTCACCCTTGATCTCGACATCGGTGATATCGAGCGTCTGGAGATGGGCGAGAACCTCATCGCGGCCACGCTTGTCCATGTTCCGGTATTGAGTGCTGGCCCGAGCCATCTCGCGGATCGTCATGCCGGTACGGCCCTTCCCTTCGATCACATCTGCCAGTTCTCGGGCAACGCGGATCGCGGCGGATGCGCCAAGGTTCTCGCGAGCCGATTCGACGGTCTCGTTGAGATAGAAGCTGACGTACTTGTGCGCCCACTCGACATCTTCGACCTCGATCCTCGGCTTGCGCCGATCCATTGACAGGGCGACGATGAGGGCGATGCGGATCGTCATCTCGTGGCCGCGCCCGAGCAGCCCTGAGAGACGGTCGCTGTCGAGGCGGTCCATCTGCGCGATATAGTACCGATCGATGTCATAGAGCCTGTCTTCGGCGGCGGCTGACATCGGCACAACGGTCGCGTCCGGTGGGTTCGAGGCATCTTCGCCCATCGAGTTCGACGTGTCGTCTTCCTTGTCGAATTCCGATTCGAAATAGCCCTGAAGTTCTTCCGGCAGCGCATAGTCCTGCATCCAATTTTTCAGGGATGTCGGGATTTTTTTATCCTGTATTTTGTTCTTTGGCTGACGAGGCATGCGGGAATTGACGATCAGGAGTCGGTTCATGAAGCCGGATGCCACGTCGTCGGTGCCGAGAACGTCGTAAAAGGTGTCTGGCGTCGATAGGCCCACCATAGTGATGGCAGGGCGGCGAATCACCCGCGTCTTCTCTTCCTTGATCTGCTTGGCGCTCTTGCCGTTTGAGGAATAGCTCTTTGGCTTGATGATGCCGTTGACCGCGCCGTAAGCCGACATCAGGGCCGTTTGGGCATCTTGTGCGTTGACGTTCGAGGAATTCTTCGAGGAGCCGAGAAGCTTGCCGAATTCATCGACAATCGAGAGATGGCGGGCATTGAACTGCAAGTCGCCGGTCACTGCCGCCTCTGAGGAATACTGATTCGGGCCGATGATGGGGAAGAGTTTGGCTTGATCAAATGCGTTGTTGAGGAAAAAGCGTACCGATTCCTTACCCGCTGCCGTGTTGGCCAGGCAAACGAGGAAGAGGGATGTGTAGACGCCGCCCTTGGTGCGCCAGTATCGAGCGCAAACGACGCTGCCGAGCGCGAGCGCCGCCTGAACGGCGAATTGCGGCTGATCCATGATCGCCGTTTCATTGTAATGCGTGACCGCCCGCCCGAGAATGCCGGGGATCGTGAGGATTTCCTTCGGAATGCCGCGCAGCTTCCCGGCTACCGGCTTTTCCGGCGTTTCGAGAGGAGCGTCGAACATCTCAAGGATTTGCTTCCTCGATAGCGGGGCGGGCTCGTCGTCCTCGTCATCGAATTCGTCGCGAAGCACGTCCGCATCGATCATCCGGCTTACCTCGGCCGCTTTCTGCATGATCGTGCGCATCGTGATCGGGCGGCGGCGGTCGCTCTGGAAGCTTTTCCACTGGGCTCGGTTCTCAGCCTGATCGTAGCCCTTCCCCTGCTTGCTCCAGCGGTCGAACAGCGGCCAGCCGTCATTGCCGAATTCGTGCTTGAGGGCCATGCCCATGTCGCGCCATGTATCGCGGTCATCCGCCCACGATTTAAGCTCGCCAAGGGCCTCCTCGGCATCACCGAAGCTCAGCCCGAGCGGTTCCTTGATATCTTCATCGATGTCATAGTCGTCATCTTGAGCGCCCGCCGCCCTGAGAACGTCGGGATCGATGATCGGCAGGGCTTGAGGGTCGAATTCCTCGGCCCACCGGTAGCGTTTGCCGGTGTCGGGGTGGATCGAGGGCGGCAAAGCCACCTGTTTCCCGGTGCCAAAGAGGTCAATCTCGGCACCCCAATGCTTCTTCCCATCGGCCCCGACGAAGCTATCGTCGGAATGCCAGAGCTTCCTGGAGCTAAAATCCTCCTCGCAGAGGAAGTAAAAGTGCCGTGATTCGCCGCCAGAACCCGAAATTACGGTCGGAAACTCGTCAGAATCGAGTTCTAAGCGGAGTTTCAGCTCTTTTTTGGCCCTAACGAGCAGTTTTTCGTCACGAATGTCCATATCGATGACATGGAGATACATCCCTAGTACTTTTGAGGGCTTCCCGAGCCTGACCCCGGCGTTCAGCCCTTTTTCATACGTTTTCTTGAGTTCCCTCGCCGTCATTACCGGCAAAGATGTCCATTTCGACTCCAGAGGAGCCTTGGACCTTGGCCTGAGCCAAATGACGGAAAATCCGTCCTCAGCTAAGGCGATCACATCATCCAGCATGTTTTTTACACCCCAAAAAGACTGGTTATCGACGTTGATCAGTCCTTGAGGACGAACGGCAGCAAGTCGTCTACTGCCAATTCCGAACCGGGAAGCTCGGTGAGAGGGATAGCGCGGTTTGGTTGTAACTTCTCCCGCGAGAACCACATGTATACGCTCTGTCTGGTAAGCCCGAGATCGACGGCGATCTTTTCCACATCGAGGTACTTGTAGCGGCTGTTGATCTTCACGTAATCGGGCAGTTTTTCGAGGAAAAGCGAATAAAGATCGCCGCTTACTCGTGTTGTCACTGCCATGTCTTCGTCTGTTGTGTCGATGTCGTCTGTCATTTCACTCTCTCGGAATCATCAGTGCGATGAGCCCTGTCTAGCGACACTGTTAATAGTTGTAAATTGGTCGTTGACAAAGAAACTGTGAATAGCCTAGAGACGAGAAAGCCGCAGGGCTGATTTGCAAAATATCCCACATGGAGAACACCGAATGTCTATCGAAGCTGCGCTCGCCGCCTTGACCGAAGCGCTCAATGCAAACACTGAAACTCTCAAGGCAATGACAGCCGCTGCCAAGGGCGTTAAGGGGCTTTCTAGCTCCACCGCTGCCGCTCCTGCCGCCGCTCCTGCCCCGAAGGCAGTGAAGGAAGCCGCTCCTGAAGTAGTCGAGGAAGAGGCCGACGAGGAAGTCGAAGTCGCTCCGAAGGAAAAGGCCACCCGCGCCCCGAAGGCAGTGAAGGAAAAGGCCCCGAAGGCCCCGACCGCCAAGGAATTGAGCGCCAAGACGACGGCCTTCCTCGAAGTTGACGACGAAGACCAGTATGAAGCCAACAAGGCCATCATCAAGAAGATCATTCAGAAATTCGGCGCAGCGAAGATGAGCGAAATCGAAGAAGATGATCGCGCTGAGGCAATGAGCCTCCTCGACCTCGCTATTTCTGGCAAAGACCCCTTCAAGAAGTCACGTCGCGAAGACGATGAAGACGTAGCGTAACCGCCTCCCAGGGTTTACGCTGCGAAGAGGCCCCGCTTTCGGGCGGGGTCTTTTGATGAGGGGACGGAGTTACACCCCCCAGGTTTGTCGAATCCCCCTTCGACACGGACTCCCTCCCCTCTCCAAAAGACCCCCTATAAACTTAGTTTTTTAGCAAAGTGAGATGTAATGCGACTCCAAGATGCAATTGCGGACGTTAAATCCAAGGGTGGAAGGCTCAGAAACAGCCATTGGGGGCCGTCCGACCCCTCGTTTTTGCTCTTCGTTCCCGGCCGTGTCGTCAAGGCCAGCTTCGAGCCGGTAGTTGCCGCCCTCGGTGAAGGCGTCGAGTTCGTGGTCGAAGATCACATTGATGCTTTTTGGGTTACGGTTCAGGGGGATACGGTAGTATGCGCGGCTTGCCACGTCGGCTATGTGTTCTCGCAGATTGAAATCCTGTCTGACGTTTGGGAAATCGTATAGTCCGATGGCCGCGCATGCCCGACTCTCCCCCTCCTCCGCTTCGCGCTGGCTCAGATGCGCGGCCTCTGTCGGGTTCATCGATGAGGCCGATCTAGCCGACGAGAGCGGCGTTCCCGCCAAGGAAGGCACTATTCTGCATGCCTTCTGTGAGAAAGCCCTGAGAGAAAGCGTATCGCCCTACTCCTTCGTCGGTCAGATCGGTGAATCTGAGGGCCATACCCTCGAAATCACCGACGATATGGCAGAACAGATGCTGGCGGGCCTCGATGTCATCGGGGACATCCCCGGCAAGCTGTTCATCGAAAAGCGCCTTGACCTCGGCCGTTGGATGCCTGGACAATTCGGGACGATGGACGTGGGCATCGCGGGCCGCAAGGTTGCCACCGTGTTTGACTGGAAATGGGGGTACACCCCCGTCGATGCGGTCGATAACGATCAAGGCAAGATTTACGGACTCGGCTTTTGGGACAATTTCGCTCGCCACATTTCGAACGAAATTCGCAAGGTGCGCATCATCATCTTCCAGCCTCGCGCCCCCGGTGGCGGCGGAGAGTGGGAAATCCACATCGATGACCTCCTGCAATGGGGTGAAGACCTCAAGCGCATGGCGGAAGCTACCTACGATCCAGAGGCCCCGTTTGTCCCCGGCTCTAAGCAGTGCAGCTATTGCCCAGGCGCAAAGACCCTCACATGTGACGCCTATAAGAAGTGGAATTTGGAGGGCCTCATGGCCGATTTCGATGACCTCGATGAAGAGATCGAGATGGGGATTCCGATGAGGATGCCATCGAAGACCTTTCTAACGCCGGAACGCCGCTCGCATCTCCTCGCGAATCGTCCAGCGCTTAACAAATTCCTCGACCGACTCGCCGCCGAAGAGTTAGATGACGCCCTGAAGGGCCGTCTGACCCCCGGCCGGAAGCCGGTTGAAGGCCGCATGCCCCCTCGCAAATGGGTGGACGTAGCAGCCGCCGAAAGGGAGGTCACTTTGATCCTCCCCGACGAGGAAGCCTATTCTCGCAAGCTGATTTCCCCGACGCAACTGGAGAAAGCTGTTCCCGAGAGTACTTACAACCGCCTCGCAAAGACCCTGATCGAACGCGGCGAGGCGAAAGTCGTAATGGTGCCGGAAGAGGATCGCCGCCCGCGTGTGGCCGATCTCCGTTCCGAATTTGATGATTAAATAGGAGGGCCGCATGGCTGAGAAGAAAGAGAAAGACCCTTGCAGACTCACGATTAAGAACGTGCGCCTGTCGTACCCTAACATTTTCGCTGCCCGCGCCTTCGGACGCGGCGACGGCAAGCCCGCCTACTCGGCCGCTGCCATAATCGATGAGAAGAGCGAGCGCGGACAGTCCGCTATCCGCCGCATCTTGGCAGCAGCCGACGCCGCCCTCGAAAAGAAGTGGCCGGGGAAAGATGTCAAGATCAAGGCGGCAAACAAGCCGTTCTTCCGTGGCGACGAGTCGGAAGAGATCGATGAGCATCCTGAACAGGAAGGCAAGTTCATCATCCGCGCCCGCAACTACAAAAAGCCGATGGTTGTCGATGAGAACGGCGATGATCTCATCGCGAGCGACAACAAGATTTACGGCGGCTGCTACGTCGATATGATCCTCACCCTTTGGGCTCAGGATTACGAAGGCACAAAGCGCCTGAATTGCTCCCTGGAGGGCGTCCGCTTCAAGGCAGACGGCGAACCCTTCGGTGCTGGTCCAATCGATCCTAGCGAGTTCGATGATGACGACGAGGATGAAGACGACCGTCCAGCCAAGAAGCCCGCCGTCAAGAAGGCATCGCGGGATGAGGACGAAGAGGATGAGCGCCCTGCCAAGAAGAAGGCATCGAGGGACGACGACGAAGACGAGGATGGTCGTCCCCGTCGCAAGGCCGCTCCCAAGGATGAAGAGGACGAAGACGACCGTCCCGCTCGCCGTAGGGCATCGAGGGACGACGACGAAGACGACGACCGTCCCGCTCGCCGTCGCAGCAGCCGCGACGACATAGCATAAGGAGATAGGGCCGGGGGAAACCTCGGCCCGTTCGCTCATGGGGTATACAAAAGTCAACGACACGGAAGTCTACAAGCGCTACTGCCTCATCGGCTTCAAGGACGTTGAGACAGGGAAAATATCCTCATGCGAGGCCGTCGATGGGGCCTTCAGCCGCGAGGATCGTGATTGGATGAAGCGCATGATGAAGCGCTATCAGATCATCACCTTCAACGGCAACGGGTTCGACCTCCCCATCATCTATGGGGCCATAGCGGGCCTCACGACGCTCCAACTGAAGCGCATGGCGAACAGTATCATTGTCGATGGCTTGCGCTCGTGGGAGATCGAGAGCGCCTTCAACATCAAGATTCCAAGGAACCTGGATCATATCGACCTGATCGAGGTCGCCCCCGGCATGGCTAGCCTGAAAATCTACAACGGGCGCATTCACGGTCGGCGCATGCAAGACCTTCCGATTGAGCCTGACGCGGACCTCACCGACGAGGATATCGAGGTCATTTACGACTATTGGGAGAACGACCTCGACGCTACTGTCGGCCTGTACAAGGCCCTGAAGACGCAGATCGATCTGCGCACGGCGATGACTAAGGAATATGGCGTCGATCTGCGCTCGAAGTCCGACGCTCAGGTGGCCGAAGCGGTCATCAAGGCCGAAATCACGAAAATCCTCGGGGAAGTCCCGAAACGCCCAAGTTTCAAGGGCGGGCAGGGCTACCGTTACAACATCCCGACATTCCTGAAGTACGAGACAAAGCAGCTTAATGACCTCCTCGATGACGTGAGAAACTCATGGTTCAGGCTGGCCGATAGCGGCAAAATCCTCATGCCGAAGTCCCTCGGGGACCGCAAGATTGTGATCGGTGAGACGACTTACCGCATGGGAATCGGCGGGCTTCACTCGTCGGAAGAGACGGCCGGATACCGTAGCGACGACGAGTCTATCCTCCTCGACCGGGACGTGGAGTCCTATTACCCCCGCATCATCATCAATCAGAAGCTGTTCCCCAAGCAGCTTGGGATGGCCTTCCTCAAGGTCTATGAGGGCATCGTCAACCGCCGCATCAAGGCGAAGAACGAAGAGAAGCGCCTCAAGGGCGAGATCGCGGAGCTTGAGAAACAGATCGCCCAGGCGAACGGGCCGACCGATCTCATGACGGAGCGCCTCGTAGGACTGACGGCCGACAAGGACAAATGGCATATCATCAACGAAGGTCTGAAGATCACGATTAACGGATCATTCGGCAAGCTCGGTTCGCCGTGGTCGATCCTGTTCGCACCTGACCTGATGATCCAAACGACCGTGACAGGGCAACTTAGTTTGCTGATGCTGATCGAGCGCCTCGAAGGCCGGGGGATTCCGGTTGTCAGCGGCAACACGGACGGCATCGTCATCCGCTGCCCTCGGGCCAAGCGTGATCTCTGCAACGAGATTATCGCCCAGTGGGAAAAAGAGACCGCCTTCAAGACCGAAGAGGCCGTATACAAGGCCCTCTATTCCCGCGACGTGAACAACTATTTCGCGCTCAAGGAAGACGGCTCGGCCAAGCGCAAGGGTGCCTTCGCAAAGGCCGGTCTTCTGGAGAAGAAAAACCCGTCAATCGAAATCTGCGCCGACGCGGTTGCCGCCTACATGACGAAGGGGACTCCGATGTCCCAAACGATCAAGGGGTGCAAAGACATCCGCAAGTTCATCACCGTCCGCACGGTCAAGGGCGGCGCTACGAAGGATGGCCGGTATCTCGGCAAGGCGATCCGCTGGTATCAGTCCAGCGCGACGGCGAGCGCGATCCACTACAAGAACGCCAACGCCACCGGCACCCACAACAAGGTGCCAAAGAGCGACGGCGGCATGCCGATCATGGAGCTACCCGACGAGTTCCCGACTGACGTGGATTACTCATGGTATATCCGTGAATGCCGCTCGATCCTCAAGGATGTTGCCTACGAGGAAGACCTGATCGGCAAGCCTGTCCGCAAGAAGAGGGTCGTCCTTGAAGCCGCGTAGCATCACCCCCGGCGACGTTCTCGAAGGCTACATCGTTGACAAAGTTAAGAAGCGTTTCGCCTCGACGGGCTGGATACACCGCAAGATGGTCTACCAGAACCGTCGAGGCGCTCCCGACGATTGGTTCTTCGGCCACGGCGCTCGCCTGGTCATCATAGAATTCAAGAAGCCGAAGAAATCCGCCACGATACAGCAGAAGCGAGAGCATGATCGGTTGATCGAGCGCGGCTTCAAGGTGTATGTCGTTAACTCACTTGAGCAGGGTTACGCGCTGCATGCGCGTCTTGAGGAAACATGGGCGCTATCATAAGAGGCTTCAAAGACCTTCGGCCGATCCAGAAGTGGGGCGTTGACCGCATCTATGACCATGAGGCGACGATCCTCGCGTGGGACATGGGAGCGGGCAAGACAGTCACCGCATTGACCGCTGTTGACGATCTCCTCAAAAGTGGGGCAGTGACCCGCGTCCTCATCATCGCGCCTCTCCTAGTGGCCTCTGCGACCTTTCCTGACGAGTTCGAGCAATGGTCGCACCTCAAGCACATGGAATACACGCTAATCCGCGCTGAGGATGAGGATGCCGACATCATAGCGGCCCGCCAGGACGCCTACGCCGCCGCCCGCGATCTGATCGGCATGCCGTCCGCTGAGGCGAGCAAATGGGCCGGTAAGGCTAAGGCTAGGGCGAAGGGATGGAAGCGCCGCCGCCTCGCGAATGACGGGGCAGCGATCCACATCGTCAACCGCGAGGCCCTTCTCTGGCTATGGGAACATTTCGGTGAGGGGAAGCGCTGGCCCTACGACATGATCATCGTGGACGAAGCATCGATGTTCAAGAACGGCACCAGACGAACAAAACTCAAAAAGCTATCACGCTTTGGCGTAGTTGCCAAGGCAAGAAAATATGCCAAGCGCGTCGTCTTGATGACCGGGACTCCCGCGCCCAAAGGGCTCCTCAATCTGTGGGGCTTGGCCTACATCGCGGACCTCGGGGAGCGCCTCGGCACCTCGCGCTCGAAGTTCGAGGATGTCTATTTCGAGAAGGACTTCATGGGCTGGAATCTGACCGCCCGCCCGCATGCGAAGAAAGACATCACGGACAAGATGAAAGACATCATGTTCTCTCTTCGGCCAGAGGATTATCCCCCTACCCCCGGCGCTCAGTTCGTCCCCCGCTACATCGATCTGCCACGGAAGACCCTCGAAGAGTATCGCCGCTTCGAGCGCACCCTCGTGTCAGAGGCTTACGACATCGAGGCCGTCAACTCTGGCGTCCTCGCGGGCAAGCTCCTGCAATTCGCCAACGGCTCGATGTACAACGAAGACGGCAAGGACGTATGGGTTCACGACAAGAAGCTCGAAGCCCTCGAAGAGATTGTCGAGGAAGCGGACGGCGAGCCTGTCCTCGTCGGCTACTCCTTCAAATTCGACCTCGCGAGGATCAAGAAGAAGTTCCCGAAAGCTGTCGTCTTCGGCCGCGACGGCGACGTGCGCGAGACCAAACGGAAGTGGAATGAGGGCGGCATTCAGATGATGCTCGCTCACCCCCTGTCTGTCGGCCACGGCCAGAACATTCAGCAAGGCGGCAACATCATGGTCTGGTACGGCCTGACCCCTGACCTTGAGCTTTACCAGCAGTTCAACAAGCGCCTCGACCGCCCCGGCCAGACGCGGAAAGTGGCCAACTACCACATCATTGCCCGCCATACCTACGACGAGGATATCATCCCCCTCCTCAAGGATCGCGATACCAATCAATACGACATCATGAAGTCTTTGCGATTACGGTTGAAAACCTAGCGGTGTCTACAAGTAACATGTTGACGCTGGCAGTAACCTCGTCTAGCCATGTTGCTATATTCACAGCAGAGTCGAACGATGGAAAAAGACGAAGACATCCGCATGCTTAGGCTTGGCCAGGTGCTAACCCTGATACCGGTATCGAAGGTGCATATTTACCGCATGATCAAGGGCGGCGAGTTCCCCGCACCGATCAAGCTGAACGGGGTCTCCCTTTGGTGCAATGAGGAGATCAGGCAGTGGAAAATGAGACGTATGGCCAGTCGCCACATGCTCGTGGAAACCATCCTTCGATCAGCATCGAAGCGTGACCTGAGCGAGCTAGTATGACCGCCGCCGCCGTTGACCCCCGCCTTCGCCGCAAGCGCCGCCGCGATCTGAGCGACCTAGTAGGCGCACCAAGCATCGAGCCCGACGAGGCTCAACTTAGTTTTACGGCCAAGGACGCAATCATGCTCCAGGGCGGGGTCAGTACCCAATGGCTGGCCCGAGCCTTCCGTATCACCCGCCACATGGTCGAGAAGAAGCTCAAGAACTGCCGCCCTGTCGATAGCGGGGCTATGGGCAATCCGCTCTATGACCTCGTTGAAGCGGCGTCCTACCTCGTACAGCCGAAGCTCGACATCAAACAGTATCTCAAGACGGCCAAGGCCGACGAGTTGCCGGAAGCACTCCGCGCCGCCGTGTGGGACTCCAAGCTGAAGAAACAGCGGTGGGAAGAGAAGGCCGCGCACCTCTGGCGCACCGAATACGTCATGGATCGCATGGGCGAAATCCTTCAGAATACGCGGCAGCGCGTCCAGCAAATCCCCGATAAGGTCGAGCGCATAGCGGGCCTCTCCATCGAGCAGTACAAGATTGTCCGCAACGCGACGGATGAAGTGCTGATGGAAATTTACGACGAGATCGTTGAAATGCAGAAGGGCGAGAAGCACTTCAGTCAACTCCACGACGAACCGGTCGAAAGTGATGATGCATGAGTTTCGTATTCAAGTTTGATACCGTCGAGGAGATGCTCGCACGGATCGCGGACAACATCCGTCCGTCTGAACGCCTGACCGTATCACAGGCTGCTACGAAATACCGGATGATGCGCGAAGCAACGCACACCGGCCCTTGGGACAACACGATTGCCCCCTATCTTGTCGACATCATGGACGAGATGGAAAGCCTCGAATTCAACTCGGTTTGCTTCGCCGGTCCCGCCCGTTGCGGCAAGTCCGACATCTTCTTCAACTGGCTAGCCTACGCGACGATCTGCGATCCCGGCGACATCATGCTCGTGCATATGACGCAAAGCACGGCCCGCGACTGGAGTCAGGGCGATCTCCGCAAGATGCTCTATCGGTCGAAGGCCGTCGAGGCGAAAGTCCTCCCCGGCAAGCAGAACCTTAACACCCACGACGTTCGCTTCTCGACAATGCGGCTACTGATCAAGTGGCCTACCGTAACGGAAGTCTCGGGCAAGACACTTCGCCGTACTTGGATCATGGACCATGACCGCATCCCGCTCGACATCGACGGCGAAGGCGCGATCTATGACTTGACGAAGAAGAGAACGCAAACCTTCGGCCGACACGCCATGTCCGTTGTCGAGTCCTCCCCCGGCTACGAAGTCACCAATCACCGCTGGATACCGACCAGTCTCCACGAGGCCCCGCCGACCGAAGGCATTCTCTCGATCTATAATCGTGGCGACCGCCGCCGCTGGTATTGGTTCTGCGCCAACGAGGAATGCGGCGAGCCCTTCGAGGGGAATTTCAAAAACCTCAACTGGCCACCGAAAGAGCTAGTCCCCGATCCCGTCGATGCCTCAGAGATGGTCACGATGGATTGCCCGCATTGCGGCTTCTCGCACACCCATGACGCCGGTCCCGGTCAGCCTGGAAAGTGGGGGCTGAACCAAACCGGCCGGTGGGTCAAGGACGGTCAGAAGCTTCACAAGGACGGTTCGCTCACCGGCATCCCGGCCCGATCTGACATCGCGTCCTTCTGGCTGAAGGGTGTCGCCGCCGCGTTCGTGACGTGGCCCGAGCTTGTCCGCAAGTACCTTCAGGCGATGGACGACTACGCGAGGACGGGCGACACCGGAGCGCTCAAGACGACGATCAACACGGACCAGGGTGAACCCTTCACGCCGCCCTCCCTCGCCGGGGATCGCGGGCCGGAAGAGCTTATGGAACGGGCCATTGACTGGGAATATGGGCGCGTACCGTATGGCGTCCGCTACCTGACGGCGACTATCGACGTTCAGAAAAACAAGTTCGTCGTTCAGGTCCACGGCCACGGCATCGGCGGCGACACCTACGTCGTTGACCGCTTCGACATCAAGAAGAGCAAGCGCGTCGATGAGGACGGGGAGCATCTGTGGGTAGCTCCGCATGCGGAGCCGACCGACTGGCACACGATCATCGATGAGGTCATCGAGAAGACCTACCCGCTCGAAGACGGCAGTGGGCGCGTCATGCGCCTCATGGCAGTAGGGTGCGACTCCGGTGGCCGCGAAGGCGTGACCACGAACGCCTATGAGTTCTGGCGCTACCTCCGCGACGAGCATCCGGGGGGACACCATCGCAGATTCCAGCTAATCAAGGGCGGATCGCAGAAGAACGCGCCTCGCGCCGTGATCACCTTCCCCGATTCTGAACGCAAGGATCGCCGCGCCGCCAGCCGTGGGGAAGTCCCCGTCTTGATGATCAACACGGACATCATGAAGGATCAGGTCAACGGTCTCCTCGGGAGAAAAACTGAGTTTTCTGGTCGCATCGTCTTCCCGACTTGGTTGCCGACCGCCTTCTTCGTGGAATTGACCGTGGAAACGAAGACGGCGAGGGGGTGGGAGAACCTCAAGAAGCTGCGAAACGAAGCGTGGGACTTGCTCGTATACGACTACGCCCTCGGAATCACCGGCCGTCATATCACGGCTGAGGCCATCGATTGGGAGCATCCCCCGAGATGGGCTGAAGATTGGGACAGCAACACTCTTGTCTTCGCTCCGGTAGATGATACTCACCAAATGGCACCTGAATCGCAACAGAGCAGCCCGACTAGCCGCTTGGCGGAGCTTGCAAAAAGGCTGGCATAATCTGCTTGTCATGTTGCGCTAGAAAACATTCGGTGTTATGCCCGATTACATCAATGGGGAACCTACGATGACCGATGTCTCGACTTTGCAGCTTAGGCTGGCTCGGGCGGAAAGCGCCTACGAAGACTTGATGCTCGGTAAAGCAGTCCGTGTTCTGGTCGATCAGAACGGCGAGCGCGTCGAATTTACCCCTGCCAACGCCTCCCGGCTATCGGCATATATCATGGACCTCAAGCTACAACTCGGGCTGGCCGTCAAGCCCCTTGGCCCAATGAGGACATTCCTTTGAGCTTTCTTGATAAAGACTCCGAAATGCGCGAAATGCTGAGCATAACCCCCTCAGCAGAAAAGCCGCCCGTTCAAGCCGAAGTTCTCCCGGCCGGGACGGGCGGCGTTAGTGCGATGCAGGGCGCTTATGACGCCGCATCCCGCTTCGACCGCGACATGGTTACGTGGACACCTTCCGGCCTCTCGGCCGACGACGATCTCCTGCCCGAGAAAATGGTCATCGACGCCCGCGTCCGTGACCTTATGCGCAATGACGCATACGCTCAGTCGGGCGGCGACATCTGGAAGAACAACATCGTCGGCAGCATGTTCATGCTGAACAGCAAGCCGAACAATCTCGCTCTCGGCCTTGACAGCACATGGTCTGAAGAATTCCAGGAAGAAGTCGAAGCGAAGTTTACGCTCGCAGCCGAGTCCCCGGCGAACTGGATTGACGCCTCGCGGATCAACAGCTTCACGGCAATGGTGCGCCTCGCGGTTGGCGTTTACGTCATGGCCGGGGAAGTTCTCGCCTATGCCGACTTCATCACCGAGCGCTCAGAGAAACGCCCGTTCGCCACTGCCATTCAGATGATCGACCTTGACCGCCTGGCCAATCCGCCAAGCATCGGGATCAATCAGAACATTCGCGGCGGCATCGAGTTCGACAAGCGCAACCGGCCCATCGCCTACCACATCCGCAAGGCCCGTTCATCGAGCGATTGGTTCCGGCCCGACGCCTACCAGTACGAACGGGTGGCGACCACGAAGTCGTGGGGCCGTCAAAACATCATTCACATCTTCGAGCAGTTCCGCCCCGATCAGTCACGCGGCGTTGCGAAGATGGTTGCGGCCCTCAAGGAGTCGCGGATCACCAAGCGGTTCCGCGATACGGTCCTTCAGAACGCGGTTGTCAATGCGACCTATGCGGCCTCCATCGAGTCCGATCTCCCGACCGAAGCTGTATACGCCGCCCTCGGCGCGGGCCAGACAGATGACACGAAGGTGCTTGCCGCCCTTGAGTCCTTCGCTGGCGGATACCTCGGCGCGGTCGATGCCTACTCAGGGGGTGCTAGGAACCTCAAGCTCGACGGAGTGCGCATTCCGCACCTGTTCCCCGGCACGAAGCTTCAATTGCGTCCAGCGGGGCAGGGCGGGCCGCTAGGGACTGACTTCGAGGTCTCCCTCCTCCGCTACATCGCGGCGAACCTCGGCATCTCCTACGAACAGCTTTCGAAGGACTACACGAAGACGAACTATTCGTCTGCTCGTGCGGCCATGCTCGAAACCTGGAAGACGATGCAAGCGAACAAGAAGATGATCGCAGATCGCTTCGCCTCGCACATTTACATGCTCTGGTTTGAAGAGGCCGTCGCGAACGGCGAGATCACCACGGTAGGCAAGGGCCAGCCGAATTTCTGGCAGGGCCTCAACCGCGAAGCTTATTGCGGCGCGGAATGGATCGGCGCATCTCGCGGTCAGATCGATGAGCTTAAAGAAACTCAGGCGGCGGTCCTCCGCATCAACAACAACCTGACGACCTACGAAGACGAACTGGGTCGCCTCGGCAAGGACTATCGCCGCGTCTTCGAGCAGATCGAGCGCGAGAAGAACATCCAAGAGAAGCGCGGCATCACGGTAGCCAAGGCGACCGATAACATGATGAACGCCGCTTCCGGCGCTCCTCGCGACAAGAGCGGGCCAGCTACCAATGCTGAACACGACGACTCAGGGGAGACCCCATATGCTTGAACTGATCGCCTCGAAGTTCAAAGACTCTACGGCCCTCGTTTGCCCCGAGCGCTCGACCGCCGTCAACGGGGCGCTTGCTGCGCTTGCGAACAACGAGAACATCGACGCCATGATGGACGCCCAGGGGGCAATCCTCGCGGGTGAAGATTTCTGGAATGTATCTGAGCAGCCTTGGATGGCCCGCTATCGGCCGTACATCGTCCGCGACGGCATGCTGATCATCCCCGTCAAGGGCGCTCTCCTGCACGATTTCCCTTGGCAGGTTAGCAATTATGCGACGGGCTACGAATATATCTGGCAAGCCTACAAGCGCGGGATGAGCGATCCTTCCGTGAAGGGCATTGCCCTCGTTTGCAATACGGGCGGCGGCGAAGTCGCAGGATGCTTCGAGGCCGTTGATCGCATGTTCGAGATGCGCGGCACGAAGCCGGTTCGAGGCTTTGCCCACGAGCATGCGTACTCGGCCGGTTACGCCCTGATCTCGGTTTGCGATACGATCACCGTATCGAAGACGGG